AAAATTATTTTGTACATTTTTTACTATATTTTTAATGCAATCTAATAATATTGGATTTCCTGGTTTTGAAATTATAAACCCATTTTGTATTGTATAGTGATTGGGAGCAGCATAGCCTAAACGATCTAAAACGAAATGTTCGCGATTAATTAGATATTCAAGGTGAAAGTTGTTGCAAAATTTGTATTTAATATCTAGATATATACCTCCAAATTTATATAATATACAATACCGCCACAGGTCGCATTTGTATGCATATGGAATTAAATTATCATATGCTTCAATTACGGCCTTTTCAAAATTTTCAATTATAAATCGACGACAATTTTCAATATCAAATAAAGCATGTTTAAAATCAGGGTGTGATTTTTATAAAAGTTGAATGCTTTCATTCATTTGCTTTGACAATTCTTTAGTATGCCATGTTTGGAATATTTTTTTAGGAATTACTTCTTTATTACTTTCCGTATCATTCAGTTCAAATAGAAAATCTTCCTGGCCTCGAGGAAGAAATTGCAATTGATCCATCAATGCTTCATAATTTATTCTTTCAAATGTTGATAAATTTATAATAATAGTATAATGATTAATTACAAGATTTAATATCATTTTTATGTAATCATTTATTGAACGAAATTTGGGTGAAATTTCAATTAAAATAAATTTTATTCTACCTGATTTCAATAAATTATTGGCCCCTTCAATTACTTCGGGTTCAAAACCTTCAACGTCTACTTTCATTAACAAAATAGACGTCAAAGGATTTGCAAGTTTAGTAATTTCATCTAAAGTTATGGAACTACAATCAACACCAGCAGTATCCGAGAATCCTCCTAAAACTGTCAAACAACCATGGTTTACAATAGGACCCGAAACTGTTGATAAAACGAGTCTTTGATTCGATTTATTAGAAACTGCATTTTTATATAATCGAATCTTTTCTGTATATTTGTTTACTTTGACAGATTCTTCCAATTTTTCAAAATTATTTGGGTCGGGCTCAAAGGAATAACAATTATACCCCTTGGAAGCAAATAATAAAGAATAATACCCAATATTTGCACCAACATCAATTACTATAGAATCTTTATTTGATTCTGCGTCCAAAATATCCAAGATATGATTGGTTATATTCTCTTCCCAAATACCAAATTTGTCAATGTAGGATGAAATATAATCATTGTCATTATACAGATTCATAATAAAACGAGTATCTGTTTTTATTTTTAGTTCTTTCATCAAGAGTCCATTATTAGAAGAGGTTATAGAATGAATAAAGTCACAAAATTCGTTATAAATATTGCTCCAACTATAATTTTCAATATTTTTTAAAACTTCTTTACAATGTTGTTTATACAGCGATTCATCCAATAGATATATTTCCATGGCATTGGCGACATCTTTATAGTAAACTGTTCTTGCCTCGCCATTGCAAGATTGTAAAACTACAGGATAGACATAATAATCGTTTGTATCCACTTTTATGGAACCATAAGGCACTGCTTCCACGATTCCTCCCCAATTTGGAATAATCTGTGGAATACCCAAAGCCGATTGTTCAAATGGTATTAAACCAAATGATTCTCCCGTAGATGTAGTTATACCAACATCGCTTGCGTTGTAAATAATTGTTAGTTCTTCATCATTCTTATTGGAATCTCCAATATTATTTGAACAAAAATAAATATATTGTTCCATATTTTTAATGCTGTTTTCCTTGCACAAACGCGTATACAGTTCTTTTAAATTCCAACCTGAATCAATCAATCCACAATTAAGCAGTAATAGCACTTTTTTATCTGAATGATTAGTTAACAAATGAACATATGCGCGAATAATAATATCTAATCTTTTTCTAGGTTGATTTTTACTGCCAGAAAAAAATACAAAGGTGTCTTCGGGTATGTTCATTATTTTTTTAGCAATACATTTGTCTATTTTTAAAATGTTATTTGAATAGCCATGAGATAGACGATATGATTTCAACATTGATCCATTCTTATCAAATTCGTCTATTGTGAATTGAGCCATGGCGAATAAACCACTGCACATTTTATTATACAATTCGACTTCACATCCAGGAACACCAATATATTCTGTACAAACATAAGGAATAATTAAGCATTTTTTATCAATGGTTGCACTATTATTAATAGATGATAGCCAACCGTGGATTATTTTAGAGTCGTTAAGTAAAATTATAATTTGTGGCTTTATAACATTTATTACAGTTGGCAATTTGTTAAAACCAAAGGCAGTTCCATCTTGAGAGTCGAGTATGTGGTATTCATCCGAGATCCCTTTACATCCCATCGCGTACTGTATCAATTTATAATCTTTTTTTAAAAAGGGAAATAATTCTTTTGCAACTCTTCCATAACCTGTCTTTGAACGATAATCATCTCCAACCCAAAGTAAAATAGGGTTTTTTTCGAGGCGTTTTTGTTGGGGTATTTTTACAAGTACTTTATGTTCTAATCTTTGCGTTGCAAGAAAATCACGCGACTCGTATACCAAATTCTTTTTTATTTGATCATTTACAAAACGGCGAATGTCGGGTAAGTCTGTGTCATCGAAAATTATTATTCCATCATTATTTGTAAGAGAATATGAATTAGCCCAATCTTTTTCAAAAATTTCTGGAGTGTGTCCTCCGTCGATATGTATACAATCAAAGGTTTTATGATTTGGATTTGATAAATAATCCAACATGGTTATTCGAGAATCTCCCCAAAACATTTCAATGTTTGTGTTTGGAAATAAATGTCGAATATAGTCTAAACAGGGTTTACTATACGAATGTTCTCCCAAGTCAAACAATACATATTCTGCAATTGGATTTACAACCAACATATGAAGTAAACTATGTCCTGCATTAAATCCTATTTCACATATATAATTTTTATTTGCAACCGCTCGCTGATAATTAGTTCTTTTGTTTGCTAGACTTTGAGTCGTAATAGCATCATTCATAATTTTGTGATGAGGATAATAGCAATTTCCTTCTAAAGCTTCACCGCTACTTTCTATGATTCTATCAAGATGTTGAATAATTTTATCTAGATTCATTTATATGGAATTTTATATTTTCATAAATTGTTTAAAGACCGTCTAGACATTAGAATACAAATGGTCCATTATAAAAAAAATGTCCTATCGTCTTTATTTAAATTGCTCTGTCAATTCAGAAACTTTGAAAGAAAAAAATCGCAATGTTCCTGAAAATCTAAAATGATTATTTGGAAATAAATTTGTTCTCTGGTGCAATATTTTGTGCAACAATTGTAGAAAAGGCAAGCAAAAACAAGATACTAGGCTTGCTTCAAAAGGGCAGTATTATAATCTTGAAATAGGTCCTTCATTTTATATTATCAAAGTTAATCATAATGATTTCAAGGTAGGTTTTGAAGGTGTAGATATCAATCAAAGATTCAAGGCGTACCGCACTGCAATTCCTAATATGAAAATTGTATACCTTGTCTATACTTCAGATGCTTTTCTAGTCGAGCAATCTATATTGAAACGGTAAAACTCGAAAAAAGTTAAAACAATCATGAATTTCTGTGAAATTAATGAATTGGAGTTGGTTGCAGTTTTGCAAGATTGATTTTGTCAATGCTTCGGAATAATCAATTCAAAGCTACAATGATAGCTAGACAAAGGGGTCTTTGTATAGTTCATTATACCTTGACCTATGGAACTTCCACAAATCGCGACACCCCAGCTTAAAATCCTCGGGTACTGGTTTTGCGCGATACCAAAAAAGACAGTCTTCCAACTTGTTACTCGTGGTTGCATTGTGAATATAAAGAGCTGTGTAATCAGTCGTAATCGAATCCATAATAGCACAGAACATGGTAAAATCTGGTATAATTCCCGCATAATTTTCGTACAAACTTTTACGATTTCTTAAATTGGTTTCACGCAAAATAAAGACGCCATCCACATTTGTACGGATGACAGGTTTTATGTCCATGCAGTATTGAAGTGATAGTAGAAAAAGCATGCGCCAATGGCGACCATTCTTGAAGAGGCCTTGGAATAAGGGTTTGTTGAACAGTTTCGGGTCATCGGTACAATCATCTAAAAGTAAGACGGCCCATGGATTGACCAAATGTTTCTTGGCAATTTTTTGACGAACCACAAAGTCTTCAATCTTTTTTTCTTCCAGTTTATTATAAACAAAAGTTGAGGGCAAGATTTTTTTATAATGACCGTTTGAATCTTCCGTTCCTGACATTACTAAATACATTGGAAATATATTCCGTTTTTCGTAAAGTATCGAAGTAATGAGCGTAGATTTTCCCGTACCAGGTTTACCAATAATACAAATTTTGCTACCACCTTGGGAAGGTTCATTAAAATTGGAATAATTTGGATTAATAATATTGAGATCCAACTCTTTGATATGTAAATCCATAGTTTAATTGTCATTATTCAAGTTTTTAAATTAGTTTGTGTAATTATATAGATAATGTGTAGAATATTAGATATTGCCTGTAACCAAATTATTAAAAATTTGGATGATCCACTTGTTATCGATACTTTTATTGTTTTGTTAGAATTATACTCTAAGAAAACCGATAATAAAATAGATGATGTATTGGTTGAAGAGATTAAGAAATCACTAAAACATTAGATTTCCTCCAAAATGGTATGAAAAATATGAAACATGGCCTCACAATCCATTTTGTTATACTTTTCCAACGATTCCTTGTCTTCTTGGTCGCGAGTTTTGTAATACTTTTCCGCAAACTCGATACTCTCCAATCCGTTTTGACAGTCAAGCTCGTTATAAGTAAATGGAATTTTACCCTGTTTGTAAAAAGCTTCTACCACACTTTTGAGTCCAAAATCAAGTGCGCCATAGACAGCAACACCGTTTCGCATCATTGCACAAAGATCGTGCCAATTATTGGTGTCCAAGGCTTGTTCAAACAACTCGTGCTTTTGACACGAACTTTTCCATTTGCTCTTTTCCGCGTGCCAATACCAAATTTTAGTATTGACTAGACTCTTGTACCAGCTGTGAAAAGCTTGAAGCAATTGTTGCTCTCCTGTTTCAGACAGCTCCGATGCCCAAAATACTTGGTAGCCGTGTTCTGAATAAATACCAATCATGTAAATATGATCAAGAGTCCATTCAAAATCAATAAAGACCCAATCATATTGCTGTTCAAGCATGGGCCAACTTTCTTTAAATGTTGGTTCAAAACGAATCCATTCAAATT